AGACATGAAGGGTAAGTTTGGACGTATCCTTGGAGACTTTCGTGTGCCTGATGGACGTAAGGTTACTGACATCATGATCGAAGAAGGACACTGTGTTCCTTACTTTGGTGGGTCTAAAGAGGATACACAGGCTGCACACATGAAAAACAGAGAAAGACTGTTAGCAGAAGGTATTGTATCTCAAGAAGATTATGCGGCTGCAATGAAGAAAATGAATAAAGAGTATTGACGAATCGGTAAAATAGTATATAATAAACTAAAGGTTTTTGAGACAGGATAGTATATGATATTAATTGATTATAATGCAGTAGCCATTGGTAGTATTATTCAACAGAAGGATGAGATGAATGAAGATCTTTTTCGTCATCTCATCCTGAATAATATTAGAATGTATAGAAATAAGTTCAAAGATAACTATGGTGAAATAGTAGTATGTGGTGATGGTAGAAAGAACTGGCGTAAAGACTTCTTTCCTAACTACAAGTTTAAACGTGGTAGTAATAGAAAGAAAGATAACGTTGATTGGGATGAACTGTTTAGGATCATCTATCAGGTGTATGAAGAGATTGGGGAACACTTTCCATATAAAACTGTGTTGGTAGAAGAATGCGAAGCAGATGATGTTATTGCAACTCTTGTAGAAGAAACTCAGGAGTTTGGTAAGAACGAACCTATCATGATCGTATCATCAGATAAAGACTTTGCACAACTACAAAAGCATCCTAATGTTCAACAGTACTCTCCTTTGAAGAAATCATTTGTTGTAGAACGTAACCCTAGAAAACAGTTGTTAGAACTTATTTTAAAAGGTGACCAATCAGACGGTGTTCCTAATGTACTAAGTAATGATGATTGTTTTGTAGAGGGAATTCGACAAACACCTATGCGCCAAACTAGTATAGATAAACTTACAGAAGATATCAAAGCTATGGGTGATGAAGTATATAGGAACTATTGTCGCAATAAAAAACTTATTGATTTGGAAGAAACTCCTAGTTCAGTAAAATCTAAAATACTAAATAGTTTTGAAGAGCAAGACAAGTGGAACAACAGAGGTAAAGTCTTTCCCTACTTTGTAGAGAAACGTTGCCGAATGTTACTAGAGGATATAGAGGACTTCATTTAGTATGGTAAATAAGACCACATATAATGTACATGAGATTTTAGAACAAGTTTCTAAAGCTAAAAGTCGCACAGACAAAATAAACATCTTAAAATCAAATCAAAACAATTGGGCAATGAAAGATATATTGCGTGGTACTTTTGATGATTTGGTTACATGGAACTTGCCTAACGGCAAGCCACCATATGAACCTGCAGATGAGAGATCTACTCCATCTAATCTAATGAAACATAATAAAAAGTTTGCGTACTTCATTCCTAATGGACCAGGATCAAAAATGGCAGCAGTCAAGAGGGAAAAGATCTTTTTGGATATGTTGGAAACAGTACATCCAAAAGATGCAGAACTTCTTGTTGGCATGATCAATAAGAAAATGCCTGTCAAGGGCATTACAAAGAAACTGGTACAGGAGGCATTTCCAGATTTAATAGTTAAGTAATATGTAATACAGGAGAAGGTATGAGTAGAATCCAACTTGATAGACTGAGAAAAGATTTAGAAGAATTAAACCTATACATAAGTAAAGTAAAGGAAAAAGGTAAGATGGACCTAGTTTCAAAGTTAAATAAAAAAAGAGATTTTCTAGTGTCTAAGTTGGAAGCTGCATAAAAATGTAAAGATTGGGGTTGCCAATCTGATTAAAAAAGGTTATAATGATGCCTACATACACAATGATAAACGTGTCTACAAGTGAAGAAAAAGAAATGATCTTATCTCTAGCAGAGCGAGAAGAGTTTCTGTCTAATGGTGAGTGGAAACAAAAGCTGATTACTCCTAAGTTTATTTCTCAGCATGGTTCCACTCACAATAAGGCAGGTGACGGTTGGAAAGATGTTTTGCGAAAAGTAAAATCTGGCGCAGGTAAAGAAAACAAGATAGACGTATAATATGACAAAACGTGTGAAGAGTTTGAACAACTCTATGACTGTTAGATTGGCTGATCTGTTACAGCACGATCCATTGACAGCAACTCAGGAAGCTGCTTATTCAGCATGGGATGATGGCGATAACTTAGTTCTTACAGGATCTGCAGGTACAGGTAAAACCTTTATGGCATTGTACCTTGCACTAGAGGATGTTTTAGAAGCACAAGAATATGATAGATTAGTTATTATTAGATCTATGGTTCCAACAAGAGATATGGGGTTCTTACCCGGAACTAAAGAAGAAAAGGAAGATGCATTCACCTCTCCATATAAGAACATATGCCACGAGCTATTTGGAGATAAATCCTCATATAATAAAATGTTAACTTCAGGTCAAATATCTTTTGACTCGACTTCTTTTATTCGAGGAACCACCTACGACAACAGTGTTATAGTTGTGGACGAAATGCAGAACTTAAACTTTCATGAGTTGGATTCCGTAATCACACGTGTAGGAAAGAACAGTAAGATTATTTTCTGTGGTGATTACAAGCAGAGCGACTTTAAGTTTGATGATGAAAAGAATGGTATCATGAAGTTTTTACAGATTGTGGAACAGTTACGCAACTTCTCTATAGTGAACTTTGGATGGGAAGATATTGTGCGTTCTGATTTTGTAAGGGATTATATAATGACTAAAGAAATGCTAGGATACTAAGAGAGGTTAAAATGGCAAAATATTCTAGGTACGATCCACGTAATAAAAAACGTGATAATAATAAAATCAAGTCTCAAACAAAAGACTTACGGATACGTGAAGTATCGGGCAATGAAAATAAACAGATGCTAAATGAAGTAATGTTTGACGATGAGTATGATCATGACGAACTTGACAACCAACAACTCCAAGGATAATCTTCCAGATTTTGTTTACATTTTTTCTATAGATAATCATAAGGATTATTGGAAGCCTTTACTGTTAGAATCTATTGAGAAGATGAAAGAGAACAATAACATTCAGTTGAATGATGAAGGATATTATTATGATTTTAACATAAAAACCGCTCCTAGAACATATGGTAAACTTATGGATCATATAGTTCTTGATCCTATAAGCGAACTTGAACAAATGTTTGGCAACTATTGTAGAGCAAAAAATATCAATATGGAGAAGGGTGACAAAGACAACATATATTGGTTTCAACAATACCTACAAGGTTCAGGCTTTGGTTGGCATAGCCATAATGCTCATTGGGCAATGGTATATTATGTTGAACTACCTGAAATGACAGAAGCCACAGAGTTTTTACATTTTGGTCAGTTTGATGTGAAAGAAGGTGATATGATATTCTTTCCTACATTTTTAAATCATAGATCGCCAGAAATTAAAAGCAATCGAAGAAAAACTATAATATCAAGTAACTTTGATTTTGCTGTTGATAGGGAGATGATTCAGGATTATGGCATCGAACATTTTAGGAATAGATGATCATTATTTACACTGTCCTAGAGATAGTTGGGGTGGTACTGATCTCAATAATAAAGATATGGTTGACGCTTGGCTTGAGATACAGAAAATAGTGAACCCTAAACGTGTTATAGAAATTGGAATGTTTGCAGGACATGGATCTCTTTTAATGATGAATGTATTTAAAAACTTAGTGTCTTTAGAAAGCTATGATCCTAGTGATGTCTCTGCGAGAAATGCGAGACAAATACGAAAGTTCTATCCACAACACACATTTTATAAAGAACCCATTTGGGATAAAGAATATCGTCACAAAGATATTGATTTAATATTTGTTGATGGTATGCATGATGGTGAAGCACCGTTTCGTGATTTTACTTCGTGTATGAAGATAAAACCAAGATATATTCTTGCAGATAATATTGAGAGAGTAGATGTTCGCAGAGCAACTAAAGTAAAAAATAAAATGTGGGGTGAAAAATACAAGCCTAAGTATTGGTTCTACACTAATACAAAATACAGTTCTCTTATGAAAGAAGATATAACATCTCCCGGTATTATGGGATTATTTAAAATGGAAGGCAACTATGACAATTGAAACGATTTTGAATCTTAGATATCAATGGGAATCTATGGTATCGTTTAGAAAGAGTTATGATTTACCAAGCTACGATGGTAATATACATAACTTAAAAGACTTTATTAAAAACGGGCATAAGTCTAATAGATTTAGAAAAAACTTTGATGAAGCCATGCGATTAGCGAGAGAGATTGTTGAGTATTATGAGCGACCTATGGCATCATTGGATAAACAATTGGCGTGATAATCACGGTAAAGATACTATTAGATGGAAAACTACTGTAGGTATTGGTGACAGTATGTATGGTCTTAACATTGCTTATATGAGAGCATTTGTTAATCAAAAACCAACAAAGTTTCAACTACATTTTTTTCATCCAAAAGACTATGTTCATCACTATGAAGATCCTGAAGCAGTTGTAGCTAGAGTCGAATATATTCGAGATAGGTATATGTGGAAAGATATAGTTGATGTTGAATACGTTTATGATAGCACTGATACGGCATTATACAAGCAGTTTTATCAAGGTATTACGAGATATAAGAGATCTGAGATGTATCGATATTGGGCATTAGATCCCACGATATCTACCTCATCACAAAATAAAAAAATAGTTTTGTGGAGACCAACCAATAATATGACCCAACAAGTTGATAACGATAAACACATACTTTTAGATTGGGAGTGGCAAAGGCTTATCGACAGGTTAGAAGACTTTGGCTATAGCGTGACAGAGATTGATTATAGAACTCCTATAAGAGAAGCGTTATACCATATAAGAACTTGTGAGTGTTGTTTGTCGTATGAGGGAATGTGGCATTATATCAGTAAGAATCTTTTTAAACCTCATATAGTGATAGGCACTTCTTCTATTTCTAAGTGGCATACTCCTGCTGCAGTGGTAACAGATAAAGGGTTCTATATAGATAGAGATCTTAAAAAGATTGACTATATGATAGAAAGTGCAACTGAAAAAGCAGACAACTTTAAAGA